AGTTGTGTCTGGATATACGTATCAACAACCTTACGTAGCTCACCTACTTCAGAACTCTGTCGGCCCAATAGCTTCTCAGCTTCTTGGTGCATCTGTACAAGTTCTTCAGCAGACTTACCTCTGTACTTGTCGGGGATCTCAGGTTCCTGTGGTTCAGGAGTTTCCTGTTGTTCCTCTACTTGTGCAAACATATCTAGTTGCTGTTCGTCTTCTTGGTTATCCTGTTGACGCTCAGGTTGAATAATCTTAGCCATTATTAACTCCGTACCTTAGTATTGTGGAGATGTTTAGTATGAAGGTTCTCTAGGAGGTTTGCCTTCGTTCATGTGCCATGTGCTGCTCCCGGCGTTTGACCCACCTGTCATGTGCATCAGGGAAGTCTCCACTGATACCTTCAAGGTTAGATCTCACTGGGGAGATAACACGTTTAGCGTCCAAGCCACAACTGCACCTAGAAGTTGTAACATCAGACTTAACTAAATCTTCAAACAGTTTGCCACAAGGACATCTAAAATCAAACAATCTCATCGACAGGTTCTTCTGTTTCTGCTTCTGAGTGAGAGTTTTCAATCTGTGTTTCAAGATTTAATATAGTTGCTAGGATAGCTAATTGACCCTTACGAAAGTTCAGGTTATCGTTATCCGTAGTCATTTCTACTGAGTTGATCTGTCCAACATTACTTTGTAGGTCAGAGATTAACTGTTTCCAGCCTTCTGATCTAAACATAGCAAAGTAATTATTGAAGTATGTTTCTAACTCTTGAGTCATAGTATTTTACCTTTGTTAAAGAATACTGAATGTACGATAAGTACCTATATATTATATCATACTTTTTCGTGTTTGTCAAGTGTTATTTTACTAAATATCCAATTAAAAGTGCTAGGGTTATAGGTATCAGGAGTACCAATACTGCTATCACAGAACCTATTTCTCTAACGTCCTTCCAAAATTTCTTTTTGGCTGCTGCCCTTCTAGTCAGTTCTAATTGTTTAGCCTTCCTAGCTTCAGCCATCGCAGTCATTGCCTCCTTATACAAGTCACCGTTACCACTTACGGTAAACAGGTCACGTATCTCCTTCATAGTGTCTTGTATTTGTTTTTTAGCAAGCGCAGCTTTAACAGCATCGCCTTCAGACAGCTTGCCTTCGTTCTGCGCTCTTGCTAACTCAACCTCTGCACCGCCAAGTGTCGATAGAAAACTAGAGATACTTGAGATGTCATTGGTTGTCTCAGCTACACGCTTAATAGCGGATGTTGCAGCGTTAACACCAGCGACAATTGCACTTATCTCTGCGATCATTGTTACTTCTTCTTCTTTTTAGCCATGCGTTTTTTAGCTTTAGCTGCCGCTGCTTTACCTTTAGGGGTATAGCTGTATTTCTTTCCGCCTACCATTGGCATTTTACTTTCTCCTTGATTTAGCGCCAGAACATTTCCAACGCTTACGTGATAAGTTATTGGGTGTGTTAGGGTCATTCTGCTTCTTTTTAGGCAGACGTTTCTTAATACCTAGTGACCTAGCGCAGTAGCTGTCGCCTTTGCTAGTCCCCGGTTTTACCCTAGACCCACCACCTTTAGCTGGGCCTGCCTGACCGTAAGATACTTTCTTACCGCTAGACGTTACTTTTACTTTAGCTTTACCTTTACGTGGACTAGGCATTACGCCGCCTTCTTGTTCGGTAGTTTCTTAACATTCTTTGCCTCTAACTCTTTAATCTTAGCTTCTAGTTCTTCAAACTTCTTGTTAACTTGATCTACTATTTGAGTTAGCTCTGTACGTGTTACAACCATAGATTATCCTCTTACTACTCAGGTTTAGGGTTTGCGTCTTTAACTGCTTGGATGCGAGCCTTCCATGCGTCAAAGTCATGGAACATCTCGTCAAGTTGGTCAGACCAATCGCCGTATCCTTCCAATCGACCACGAAGCCATGCACCAGCCTCGTACTCTGCTTGTGCCGCCTCGCCATCTGCAATGCGTTGATTGTTCTCTTCTTCTGTCAATTCGATGGTTTCGCCATCTACTAATTTAAAAACACCTGTGCTCATATTTTTTCTCTCCTATGAGGTCGCTAGTCCGTAAAGGGTGAATGTTCCAGCGTCGATGTTTCCTGATTGAAACGAAAACTTAATTTTGTTAATTGCAGTATCTCGCACAGATGAGCCAGAATTAGACATAACGCCAGTTGCTATGTTTGGAGCAGTCGTGCCTTGAAACGCAGCAGAACGAAAACTTATTGTTGATGAGCTGTTTCCAAACCACATCTGCACAGTGCCTCCAACTGTTGAAGACATATCTTTTGAGATACGAGACGTGCTTTGTGATGCCTGTAGTTCCCCGTTTGCTTGGCTGGAGTAAGTCCCTGTGTGCATTTTATTGGTTGAATAGCCTGATGTGGTATACGAACTACTGCCGTTATACGCACAAACAATTTGAAGCTCTTTATTAGCAGAGCTTTTAAGATTGCTAATTTCTATCATGTAATGGGTATAGCCAGTGATGCTGGTGAACTCTAGCGTTGAAACAGCACTGCTCACCGTTGAACTTGAAATCACATTCCAAGCACCACCACCACCCCCTCCAGCAGCGTCTTCCCAAGCTACACCAGAGCCGGTGCTAGTTAGTATTTGCCCATCAGAGCCTTGGCTACCTCCCACTGTAAGATTAGTGAGCGCCACGGTTCCAGCCCCAACAATGCCGTTACCGGTTAAATCAAGATTGTCTCCTGACGCTATCTCTTTTATTGCAGCCTGCCCTGAACTGTCAACGATCAGAGGAAATCTATTAGCCATGTTAAAATCCTATTATATGGTTTTGTGTTCTACCGGCAACAACAAAGAATGTTCCTGTTGCTTTCAGTGTTAGTTGTTCAGACCTACTATACATTGTGAACAAGTCAGCAGTTTGTAGTGTAACAGTTCCAGACCTAGCTGTCACAGTTGTTAGTTCTGAAGGATCAATAAGTGATGACCCTGCACGATTAAGTATCTGGTTTATTGAAGTATTTGCTAGTCTACCTAAAACAACTAAAGTTGAAGAAGAAGCTGAGTTTAATACTGATGTCCCTGCCCTGTTAAATACAGAACTTATAATACTGTTTGAAGTCCTGCCAAATACTGTTAATGTACTAGAAGCAGAACCATCAGCACCCGCTGGCCCTTGTGGGCCTGTGGCTCCCTGAATACCTTGTGGCCCCTGAGCACCTGTAGCACCTGTGGCACCTGTAGCACCTGTGGCACCTGTAGCACCGTCGTTTCCATCCTGACCGTCTGCTCCGGCTGGCCCCTGTGCGCCTGTGGCTCCTTGGATTCCTTGTGGCCCTTGAGCACCATCTGCACCATCATTTCCATCTTGTCCAGCAGCACCTTGGGGGCCAGTAGCACCTTGGGGGCCAGTAGCACCTTGGGGGCCAGTAGCGCCCGCAGCACCGTCTTGCCCGTCTTGACCAGCAGCACCGTCGTTTCCTGCTGGCCCTTGAGCACCTGTAGCACCTGTAGCACCTGTGGCACCTGTGGCACCGTCTGCCCCATTATTGCCATCTGCTCCAGCCGCGCCCGTAGCGCCCTGCGGCCCTTGAGCGCCTGTAGCGCCAGCGGCACCGTCATTTCCATCCTGACCGTCAGCACCAGCCGGGCCTTGGATTCCTTGGATTCCCTGAGCGCCCGTGGCTCCGGTAGCGCCCTGTGGCCCCTGTGGGCCTGTCTCGCCTTGTTCGCCTCGTCCACCACCACTAGAGTAGACAACTGAACTACCTTTAGTTCCACTAGCTGCGCCTAGCTCGTCCAGTGATCCTGCATCAATAGTAGAGCCATCCGTCATGGTACATACTAAATGACCATCTATGTCTAGCTCTACGGAGGATATGCCTAAACCTTTAGGGCCAGCTTTACCGTCCTTACCGTCTGTACCGTCCTTGCCGTCCTTGCCGTCCCTACCGGGAACACCGTCCTTACCGGGGACTCCTTGTGGCCCCTGTGCCCCCTGTAGCCCTTGAGCACCTGTGTCTCCTTTAGGGCCAATCTGCTTTGTTACAGCATTGATCTTAGACTCTAAGGAGTCATAGATTGCTGCTAACTTTAGATCAGGATTAATCATTAAGATAGTCTGTTAAGAAGCTGCTGCTCTGCTTGAGCACTTTGCTCTTGTTGCTTACCTTGGGTTTTTAATGTTTTCTCTTTTAAGTCTATATCCTTCTCTTTTAAAGCTATGTCTGCAATCTTTAGCCTACGCTCAAACTCTTTATCGTCAGCAGTACCTGCCTTCAGATTATTAGTGGCAGCTTTAATCTTATCAATCTCAAGCTCATCAGGTAGCAACTGAGTTTCCGTAGAAATCTTCTGCGCTCTAGCACTAGACTCCTGTGCCTGACCGTTGAGTGCTGCTGTCTGTGACTGCTGGAAGGCCATCTGTGCCTGCTGTACAGCTTGTTGCATCTGCTGTTGCTCTTCAGTAGGTTGTGATGCTTGCTCTGCCTGAGCCAACTTAGCCATCAGTTCTTCACGGTTAGACAGGTTCATGTTGTCAATGATTGACTGAATCAACGTGTTGTACAGTGGAGACTCTGCTGGCATGGTTTGCAGTAGCTGCACAAGCTGCGTTACTTCGTACTCACGGGCAATGATGCCTAGAGTAGACGTAGTGTTGAACTTGTAGTCCTTGACAGGATAGTTCTCTGGGTCAAACTGCATGTAACGACAAGCAGCCATCTTAACAAATGGAATCAAGAAGGACTGTTGGAAGTTAATTAGGGTACGCTTGTGACGCTTGATAATTGCACCAAGGGACATACTGATACCAGCAGCCGTAGCGTCACCGTTGATGCTGCCGGGGATACCAGCGGAGTCAATGGCACCTGTAGACATCTGAACCATCTTTTGTAGTTCTGCTGCCTGTGCAAATGTAATCTGACTAACCTGACCAAAGTTAAAGGGATTGATGACTCCTTTAGGGTCACCGTTGGTCAATAGAATCTTGCCGGGGCGTACTTCTGGCCTAGAGCCTCTAGGGAGCCTTGTAGCGTCCATAGCCATCATTGGGTGTACAGTTAGTGCTAGGGCATCAATACGGGCACGTAGCTCTGTATCAAGCGCCTTCTGGCTGTTGTAGCCTTTCTCACATACACCACGGCCCCAGAACCTACCGGGAACTATGTCCCAAGGGAATGCTACTACAGGACGATCCTGCATCATGTATGGGTTAGCTTCTGCTTTTAACAGTATACCACCATTAGCAATAACAACAATAGCTTCGACGTAGTAGCTTGCATCTTCATCTGCCTCTGGTTCTTCTATGTCAATATCAGCAATGTCTTCGTCTTCATCAAGCATTGCTTCTTTTTCACCTACCTCCAGCAGGTAGCGAGGCACAAGTCCATAGTACTTTGTTAGGCGTACTTTGTCTTCGTCGTAGCTCGTTAGGTCTTGATCTGGCTCTAGGTCGTAGTCACTAGCCGCCTGACCTACGTACACGCTCCTGTAGACACCTTCTTCCTGTAGCTGTTGTACCTTGTGTCGTGG